GCGACAACTGCTGAAACACAGCAGATTATCACAGACTATGAGGGGTGAGCGGAATGGTAGGAAACACAATCACGATCAAGCTCGCATTCGGGGAGGTGAGTCGATCGAACCTTCCGTTGTACCAGTACGATTACGGCCAGATCCTTCAGATCGAGGGTGTGACACTGCCGGATGCGTATGAGGTTCACTTTTCAAACAGCGTGATCGGGACCAGCAAGACCAGCGTCGGGAACGCTGACGGGGTTTCGATCCCGGATGAATTCCTGCTGAGCGGCGAGGACATCCACCTCTGGCTGTTCCTTCATACCGGCGAGGATGACGGGGAGACAGAGTACGAAGGCCTGATCAAGGTATACCGGCGGGCCGAACCGACGGATATCCAGCCGACGCCTGTGCAGCAGGACGTGATCACCCAGACAATCGCGGCGCTGAATGCGGCCGTTGATAAATCAGAAACAAACGTTACCCATTACCCGAAGATCGTGGACAGGTACTGGTACGTGTGGGACGCGGAAAACGAAGAGTGGGTTAACACGAACGTGATCGCAACACCGGACGCAGCTACCATCGCACAGACCCGTGAAATCATCAACGATTATGAGGAGTGATTGAAATGAGTATTGAATCTAACAAGCTGGTAAACCTTGCGGATGCCCAGGTTTTGTACAACGATCTCCGGGATCGGGAGTCTGACTTAAAGAGCGCTTTTCTATTGCATACATATACTGCTTCTGTTGTTGCAGAACAGGGACAGATCGGATCAAGCGCAGGTGATATCCAATCTTCAACAACTCGTTTACGGACAGCATTTTTACCGAGAGGTGTAATTAAATTGTCTGCGAATAGCGGATACAAATATATGCTGTTTGCTTTCCAATCAGATGGGACTTATGTAGGCGTTTGGAATGGATCTTCATTTGCAAAAAGTGGTTCATGGAAAGAAAATGTAGAAACAGCAATACCGAATATCAATTATCTGTATCGTGTTGTTTTTTCAGATCATGATAACAATACGATTGAAGCAAGTGCGATTTCAAATCTTATTATTACTGCTTCAACAGATGACCAGTTCATTAAAGCCGGGATTCCTGCGGATGGGCTTTCAATAGGAAAATATCTTGAACCGATTGCAGAACACGGGACTCTTGACGCAATGTATCCATATGGAGAAAAAGCATATTCAACAGATGAACGATCCGGTGTGACTTGTACGAATCATGGGGATGGAACATGGACGCTGAAAGGAACTGCAACAGGTGACACATTCTGTGATATTTTCAGACAGAAACCTATCAAACCGGGACTTTACTATGTGGATCTGCATGGGGGAACTGTCAGGTTTAGAATCTATCTAAATAAATCAGACAGCACAAGTACATTACACACATTTAATGCAAATGGATATCTGAAAGTTGACGATGATGTTGTTAGTCATACCACTCGTTTTATGATTGTAAACGGGAAAGTGTATGACGAAACAGTAAGATATACTGTTATTCGCATTGCGGATGAAAGATATTATCCGGGCAAGGGATTGTTCCCAACAGGGGGCAATACTGACAGGACAGCAGAAATCGAAAGCATACTGAAAGAATATAAATACTGCAAGTTACAGGCAGGGCAATATTACGTTCATAATCTATGTATGCCTGATAATACCATGATCGAAGGAGAAGGTTTCGGGACAGAGATCAAACTAATATCTGATGAATTACCGGAAGGGAATCTGTATACATTAGGTGACCAAACGTTTACTGGATACGAAGATCTTGATTTTACAACTCCACTTCCTGCCGGGAAGTATACAGTTACGGCAACGGCAGTATCAAACGATACAGACAGCAATCGTTGCGCTGTATATCTTTATACTGGTGGTAAACATACAGTAGATGTTGCCGCAAGAGGAACATTTACACGGAATACGTCACAGACATTTACAATGGATATTGAAAGACCTGTTACGGGTATTTCTTTGGTTGCTTCGGATACGTTCGGTCATAGCACAGGAGATACGGCAACGTTCAGCGATATATCTCTTGTATGTACGGAATTGTATGAAACAGCGCTTATAATGGGAAGCGAATGCACGATCAAGGATGTGCAGATATGCGGATTTGATACAGAACATTCAGCCGCATGGCCCGGTGATGATGAGAACCATAACGGGATTCTTTTCGGCGGTTCGGAAAGTCATCAAAGTAAAATAATGAAAGGTGTTATTGACGGATGCCTGATCCGTGATTTTGCAGGTGGTGGCATTCGTTTGCAGTACACGGGTTATGCTTCTATGGGCGGTTTGAACATTTCAAACTGCGACATAGAACGCAACTTCTGTGGAATCTACAACAAAGAGGATTCGGAGTTCCACAGGATCACAAATGTCAGCATGACACAGAACAAGCGTGGATGCTTCTGCAACGGTGCGAACAACCAGTTTGCAGATTGCGGATTCAACAGCAATGGTGTTGGGTTCTGGATCAACGTATACAAGAATAACGGAATAAGCGGGGAAAAGCGGACGAACACAGCGCATGGCGGCATGACGAACTGCAACTTCATGCACAATACAAACAGGTCAATCGTTGTAGACGGAGCGGTTTCTGGTTTTTGCTTTACCGGATGCAACATTGATGGAAATTTAAGTTCTGGGAATTATACAAAACCGCTTCTGTTCAGATATGCGACAAATATCGTATTCAGCGGATGCAACTTCATGAACTGGTTTGAAGAAATCGAAGTAATTGGAAAAGCAATTACTGATGGAGGTGCTACCATCGGTAACTTCATTCTGTTCAATGGTTCAAGTTTCAGACCGGAATTTACAACAGTTCTGTATTCCGATGGTGCAGATCCAACACAGATCAAATTTGATTCGTGCTACCTGTGGGATGGGACTCCATTTGAACCGAACTTTGAACAAGCGTAAAAAATGACCAAAGGAGCATAGTATGGACTTTGAACAAGCAAAAAACTTGCTGAAAGAAGCGATTGACGAAAGCGAAACGCAAGGTGATATATTGCGAATCTGGATCGAAAAGGTCTATCAGCAAGGGAAAGATGATGCACAAAATGACTTTTAGATCAGACTGTGGTATAATGCTCTTGAGGTGATTAACGTGGCTGCAAGACTTATGACTTTACAGGAAGCAGAAGAATGGAGTTCTGATTTAAATTCACAAACGAGAACAAAACCTGTATGGGAAGAGTACAGGTTTAAGCCATCATGGTCTGAAACAGAAGTAGCAAGAATAGAGAAGATCGAACCTACTGACGATTTTCTGTCGGCAGACATTATCGGATACAATCAAACAATGAGACTATGGACAGCAAAACCGACAAATGAACAAATAAAAAGTACACCGTATGAAGATGGGACTGTATTCGATGGAACAGTGCAGATTATTGAGGAAACGTGACCAATAATGGAGGTAAAGCATGGCATTTAAGTGCAAAAGAAGAATCAAGAATAGCAAACGGAAATGTGTTAAATGTCATGGATGCAAATACCTTGAAAAGATTCGTCATAGGTGGATGTGTACTTGCTAATGTGACCATTGATGGAGCAGGCAAGCCAACCCCGTTAGGTAGCTCTTGCCTTTCTCACACAGGAAGAGGTTGGTCAACTGTGTGGGCAAAAGTGACCGTAGATATGGATTGTATGGTATAATCTTCTTGAGGTGAGTATTATGAAAAAAATGCCGAAACATCCAAAGTGTCCAAAGTGTTCAAAAGAAGTTGTTCCTGTAAAAACAGCATTGTCTATTGGATATTATTGTGATAATTGCGAAACAACTTATTCTCAATGGGTATTTAGAGATTAAAGTGGATATACTTAACTTGAGGTGAACGATTATGAAATGTCCAATTTGTCAGAAAGAATTTGATATTTTTGAATCAAACGATGTATCACCGCAAATAGATATCAAGTATCACGAATATGATGCGGTCAACGGGAAATACATTGGCGAGAGCAGACATATTTATATTTGCAATCAGTGCGATGCCAAGATTGCTGAAGCAATAAAGAATGAGCAAAAGTGACCTTTGCGCGAGGGATTTATGGCCAACTAACAAACGCTGAAATCAGTGATTATTCGCTGAATTCAGCGTTTTATTCTCTTAGATTTACGTAGATATATTCGTAGATTTAAGAGGATCAGCAAATGGCCGGCAAATGACCGGCAAATAAACAGACCGTCAGGGCATCCTGGCGGTCTTTAATTTGGAGGTAATGTGTAATGCTTATCGTTTACCCACAAGAGGACTATGTTGCATTAACCGGCGAGCTATATCAGTGGGATTATGGTCAGAGAATCAAGATCAGCGGCGTTACGTTACCGGAGTCCTACATTGTTCATTACTCCCACAAGGATACCGGATATGCCATATCAGTAACTGGCGATTCTACTGGGGCGAATGTTCCAGATGAATTACTGGAAAGCGGAGAGGATATCTTCTGCTGGGTGTTTGTGCAGGATGGTGAAACAGGCACTACGGAGTATAGATTCAAGATTAACGTCAACAAAAAACCGAAGCCGACGGAACCACGGCCGGATATGCCAAGTATAGAAACAGTTGTAGCTACGTATAATTTTAGTTCTCCGTTGACAATTAATGCGCATGACGAATCCTTTATCACTGCCGTTGCTTCAAGCCCCGTAGATGCTGTTCGTTCATCTGCAGGCGGGATTGTGTGTCAACCGGCAATAAAAGCAAGCACAGGAGTACCGGGAGGAATAGAGATTTATATGGGTGCTATTCCCATAACTTGTATTGCCGGAGAAGTTCGCTTGGAAATCGAGCTTGTTAATTTGTCGGATGAGGATATCGTAATTCCGGAAGGTGCAAAAATCATGAGTGCATTTAGCTATTTTAAGAGAGGATAAGCCTACGCACAAAGTGACCGTCAGTGAAAACTGGCGGTTTTCGTTTTGTCATGGTTCCTTCCATGAGGCGGGGTGTCGTCCCTTGAGCAAGGACGCCCCCGTCATTTTTACAGGAGTTAATGATATGAAAAAGATATTGCTGATTTTTCTGTTATTGGTGCTGATCCCGGCGACGGCCCTGGGTGTGATCGAAGTCGGCCCCGGCCGGCAGTATGAGTCATTCACTCAGGCCGCCTGGGAGACGATCGACACCGGCGAAGATATCACGGTCTATCCTGGTGAGTATGACGTCCATCAGGAATACACAGATCTGTTCGGCGATGATGTGCCGGAGCGGTTCCAGCACGGGATATTCATCCACGATCGGGTGATCACGTTCCTGCCCGGTTCTAAGCTGACGTGTACATGGTACCGGAGCGACAATTTCAGCGTGCTGTACAGCGGCGGAAACGTGACGATTGACGGACTGGACCTATACGCTGAGGGGATGCTATATGCCATCCACGACGATTTGTGGCACTGGCAGAATGCATATGTAAATCAGTACCTCCGCTGCATGATCATCGGTAGGCAGCTCACCTGTGCGAACTGCATCGGCGGCGGCGTGGCCCAGAACGCCCGGATCATCATTGATAACTGCTATTTTGATAACGGCGTCGATGACAGTGTCACCGTGCGCTATCACAATATCGACCTGCCGACAGCAAAGGGGCAGATCTGGATCAGCAATTCGTATTTCAACGGATACCTGGCTATGTGCTATTACGGCGGGAGCGCTCACCTTGACGTATTCGTGAACGGGTGCCGGGCGAAGCGGATTATCACGAAGTTCGAGACGCCGGACAGCATGAACCGGAACATCGACCTGTACAAGTGGAACAATGAGGATTAAGGGGTGGTTCTATGACGGTGTGGGTTATTCTTGCCGCGATTAGTGTGATTATTCTGGCAGCTGAGGCGGTTTACATCATGCCGGATAAGATGCCCTGGAAGAAAAGGAAGGATAAGAAATGAAGACAGCCAAACAGGTTGACGATCTGATCGTCCAGCTGAAGAACAGCGGTATTCCGCTGTCAGAGGCCGCCTGGGAGGCCGCGCTGGCCTGTGTCGGTTGGCCGTATATCTTCGGCGACCGTGGACAGTACTGCACGCCGGCACACCGGCGGGCCGCATACAACAGCAAAGGCGAGGATCACCCGACAATCAAAACGAAGTGTAAGAACTTCGAAGGCACCGGCAGCTGCTCCGGGTGCACGTTCTACCCTGGCGGCCAGACCAGGGCGAATGACTGCCGCGGGTTTACATATTGGATCCTGTTGCAGATCTACGGCTGGAAGCTGATGGGCGCCGGAGCGACGTCCCAGTGGAACACGGCCGACAACTGGAAGGCCAAAGGCACGATCGATACCATGCCGGCGGATACACTCTGCTGTCTGTTTGTCCAGAAGGGAAAGACAATGGAGCACACCGGCTTCGGGCTGAATAACGAGACGGTCGAGTGTTCAAACGGTGTCCAGTATAGCAAGACACGGAATAAAAAATGGACACACTGGGGCGTGCCGGCGTGCGTTAATGATAATGTGCCGACACCAGCGCCGGATCCTGATGATGGATTCCCGGCAAATACAGGTTGGCGGCCAACCATCAGACGCGGGAACAAGGGCGCCGACGTGATCGAGTGCCAGACGATGCTCACCAGGTTGGGCTATGATATCGGCCCGTGTGGAATCGACGGAGACTTTGGACGGGCAACAGAGGCAGCGGTCCGGAGCTTCCAGAGTGACAACGGACTCGTGATCGACGGCGTGGTCGGGGTCATGACTTGGGACGCCCTCGATAAGGCGATCGCCCAGCTGAACGAAAAACCATCAGAGAAAGTATATAGCGTGATCATCAGGGGCCTGGATTATACACAGGCCTCCGCGATTGCCAATAATTATCCAGGTGCTGAAATCATCGAAGGGAGTGTTGTCTGATGTCCGATGTGAAACTTCCGGACGGCGTATCCGCATGGCAGATGATTGTATTTATCGTGGCGCTGATCGTCGCCGTGTCCGGATTCCTGGTTGCTCTTGTGAAAGGCTGGGAGGCCTGGAAAAAGATCAGCGTCCGTGATCGTGTAAAAGCACTTGAAGGGAGGATGGACAAAGTGGAGGCGCGGCTCAGCTTGGGCGATAAGCGCTTCGAGCTGCAATCTGACGACCTTGGGCACTTGCTGAACACTCAGCTGGCGATGCTGATACACATGAAGTCCGGAAACGATAAAGAAAAGCTGGATAAGCAGATCGAATCATTAACACTTTATATGTCGCAGCGTGCAACAAAAGCAGCGGCTTACGCTGCAGAACACAATCAACTTCAGAACGGAGGTACAAATGAATGATCGATTGGAAAAAGTTCCTTGTAGCAGCCCTGATCCGGGCGGTTCGGACGTTCGCTCAGACGTTCGTCTCTATGATTGGTGTGGGGGCGGCGTTCAGCGAAGTGGACTGGCTCCGTGCACTCTCTGTGAGTGGGTGTGCATTTGTCCTGAGCATTCTGACCAGCCTGGCGACAGGTCTGCCGGAGGTGGACAAGATTGAACAGAAACCTCCCGCGGAATGAGAAAGTTATAGGCAAGTTATAGGCAAGTTAAATGCCCTGGGTGATAAGCCCAGGGCGCTTTTTTTTGTACATTGTACAAACTTCCATTGTACATTGTACAGACTTCCATCAGATAGCAATCTTGAAGACGATTACTGGGTATGGTTCGACTACGTAAAGTGAAGGGGCGTTGACTTTACGGAAGTCGAACCGGTTACCATCAGGCAGAACTTCAAGCAGCGGAAGGATTTCCGGCGGTATCTGTTCAGTGTTCTCCACTGCGTTGATAGCAACTTCTAACCAATGATCAAAAATTCTGACATGATTGACCAGGACGTTGATCACTGTTTTCAGATATTCCGGATCATCACGTTTTCCGTCAGCAACCTTTTCCATAATAAATCTGATCCGGTCGTCTGCGATGATCTTTTCGTCTGTCATCTTGTGGTATGCGATCCTCTTCTCCAGTTCCTCCGCCCGATTGTTCAGATCTTCGAGCATGGCGGCGGTCTGCTTTGTCCAGATGCCCTCGCTGATGGCGCGGGTGATGTTATCGATTCGGCGGGTGGTATCATGTAGTTCTGCTTCCAGCTGCTGCTTTGGCGACGTCGCCTGGCGGGCTTTCAGGACATCAGAGACCATGCCGACGTAATTGTCCAGCAGTGAACCCTTCAGAATTTTGTTAAACAGGAAGTCAAAAAGCGGCTTTTCGATGTGTTCCTTGTGCATATAATGCGATGGGCATTTATTCTGCTTGTTTCTGAAATTTTTACAAGCGTAATACATATATCTTTTTCCGTTTCTGCCTGATCCGTAAATTCCATAGATCGGACCACCACAGAGGCCGCATGTGCACCGGCCAGACAGATAATAATCCTCTGGTGCTTTCCCGTGTTTTTTGTACGTCTTCCGGCGCTGTTCCTGGGCACGCTCCCAAAGGTCCATATCGATGATTGGCGGGAGGCTGTTCGGTATCCTGACATCAGCAAAGTGATATGTGCCGATATAATTATCATTAGTAAGGATGTAAAGGACGGATGCTTTTTGGTACGGGTTGCCGTATTTTGTTTTGATTCCGTCTCTGTTCAGCTCTTCTACGATATATGCGAATGAGTGCCCTTGGGCGTACAGATCGAAGATCCGGCGAACGACGGCTGCCTCCGGTTCGTAGATCTCGAAGCGATTGTCAGCGCTCCGGCGATATCCATATGCGACGTGACCGTTGTACAGTCCCTTGACGGCGTTATCATGCTGTCCGCGTTTTGTGTTCTCCGATATGTTCCGGCTATACCATTCAGCCAGGGATTCCAGCATACCTTCCGTTAGTACACCGGCAGCCCCGTCAGGGATCGGTTCCATTGCGTATACGACCTTGACGCCGTTGTCGGCAAGCTGGCCTTTATATGTTGCTGACTCCCGGCGGTTCCGGCCAAAGCGGTCCACCTTCCAGGCGATGACAGTATCAAAGGTCCCGGACGCAGCTGCCTGTATCATGGCCTGGAACTGTGTACGGCGCTCGACATTCTTAAAGCCAGATTTGGCGTGATCCGCATATTCATAGATGATCCGATAGCCTTCGCGCTCAGCGTATGCCCGAATGTCCCTCAGCTGCTGCTCGATGGATACGTCGCGCTGCTGGGCGGACGAATAGCGGGCATATGCGACGGCCGTTCTCGGTTCGCATGTGGTTAATTTCTTCTTTGCGGTGGACATGGTGCCCTCCTTATTTGAATCCAAGGGAAGGCTTTCCTGCATATGGTGTAAACACAACAGAGCCATTCCCAATGATTAGATATGTTCCAGGCTTCAGATCAATGTCTATTGATTGAGGATATCTGTCATTGTCAGGGCTTGCTATATTTAGATACGCATATATTTTGCAGTAGAATTGATTCCCAGCGTCGAGGCCAGATTCATCAAGCTGATCGCAATATACGATTTTGGCCCATTTTGCAGATGCTTCAGGTGAAAGTGAAATGCTCCAATGTGCTACAGGTATGTCTTCTCCGACAACCCAAACTCCTACAGGTACTGTCACTTCTTGCCATTCCTGACTGTTCCACATGGCAAGATTGATGCTGTCTTTTAATTGAACAAGTTCATCATAAGACAACTTTGAAATGTCAGGTAGATCTGCAAGCGCGGCCGCCGGCACGGCCAAAGCCAGGATCAAGATGATAGAAATTAGTCGTTTCATTGTGAGCCCTCCCTTATTCTTTTACAGTGTTCAGGTATTCCAGATATCTGACGGCCTCTTCTTTTGCTTTTGGTGTTGCAACTTCCCATTGTTTGACTAGCGACTCTAGTTTCGGATCTATGATCTTTGGAACGATCTCGATCCGCTTCGCCTTTTTTTCATCCAACGGATTTTTGACGACGGCCTTGATATACGCATATGCAAGTTTACTTTTCGGCTGTCTTATTGCTATTCTGGGGAGCTGTTTTATCTCATCTGATACTGAAACAAATTCGACAGGATCCATCCGGAGCACTCGGGCCAGCGCCGCGATCTTGTCACGGCCCATGTTTTTGATCTGTCCGTTTTCCCATCTCTGGATGGTTGATTTGCCGACACCGACAGCATTGCCTACTTGTTCAAGGGTTAAATTGAGTGCTTTCCTTCTTTGATAAATTTTCTTCCCGATATCGTTATCGCTCATGTGTTTTCCTCCGATTTGACTATGTTGTGGGACTCTATTATAATTCAGAAGTCCCATAAAAGCAACTAAAATTTAAAAAGGGGGTTGACAAGTTCCGTTCACGCTACTATACTTTGAGTTGCGGATAAGCAACATCCACAACAAATTGAAAAAGGAGGGCAGCGGCGTGAATGTAAAAGAACTGAAAGCACAGATGATCAGGAAGGATAAAACGGTCGATCAGCTGTGTGCAGCCTTAGGAATCAGCAGATCTGCATGGTTCCGCAAGGTCGGCGGAGAAAGCGAATTCACCCAGGGCGAGATCAAAGGGCTTCGATTCGAGCTCGAACTGGATGATCAGCTTACTCGTATTATTTTTTTTGAAGACGAAGTTCCGTAAACGCAACAAGAAGGAGGTGAACAAACAATGGCAGACAAGTACACAACATTCTATCTGAAGGACTTGATCCCCATCATCGAACATTGTGCACTGGATCTGATGACTGAACCAATCGTCGCCGGCAAAAAAGCAGACGGCAGTTATATGACGATGGCAGAGGTCGCTAACCAGAACAGCCTGACCGCGATGAACAACGCCGGCATTCGGCTGATGGCCAACGCGCTGATCGATGAACTGAAGGGGCCTCTGGAAGACGGTGCTGACAGTGAGTAAGTTCATTCAAGTCGGCGTTACAGCTATGCGTGATCCGCTGACGGGAGAACCACTGGAAGCAGTTCCGCTGTATGTAGAACAAACTGACGGCGGACATCTTCCGGAAATCAATATCAAGGATGTAGCCAGAGACTTCTTAAAAAAGATGAAGTTACAAAAAGAAGCCGCCAGCAGGGACCAGCTGCTGACAGCAAGGGAGGTGCTCACGAATGAAACACCAGAAGAATTATAGCATATTTGACCGGGAAAAGATAGTGGCTTTTATCGCGATTGTCGCTGTTTTGATCATCGCCGGTATTGCCATCGGTGTCAGC